ACATGGAAAATGATCAGATGCAAAATAGAGGCATTGATCAAGAAACAGGTAACCCAGTGATTCAAGGAGTTGCGACACAAGAAGCACAAACCCAGAAGCCTGGTGGCTCTTCTCAGCCAAGAAGAGGCCGCCGCCGATAATAAATAAATAAATACAACTTATGAGATTCTTTTCACAATTTCCGAAGGTTCCATATTCCTTTGACGAGTTTACACCAACTATCAATACATCAATAATTGATATATATCGATATGTCGATGTTAATAGAGATATTACGAGTGATCTTGCGGCTTATCTTACATATAGTATTAAAGATGGTGAAAGACCCGATCAGGTTTCTCATAAATTATATAAGACACCAGATTATCATTGGACATTTTTTATTATCAATGAATTACTAAAAGATGGAATACAAAATTGGCCCAAGAGTTATAATGAATTAGATAAGTATCTAGATAAAAATTATGGTGGATATTCTGTGTTAGAATTTTTGCCCAGTCAGAGCCTCAATGAAAATGGAACATTGGCTGACTACAATAATCATTTTGGTAAAATACAATTTGATGGCAGAATGAAAATATTGAGAGAGACTTCAGATAATGTAGAACTTTTGGCAGAGCCAGTATTATATGATGCAGAAAAATTACAATTATGGGTAAAAAATGCTGGAAGAAATTTTCTTACTAATGATGATGCAATATATACTTTTATTTACGAAGGTTCAGAAACCCAAAAATTAGAATGGGCCGCAGAATATGGATTAACATGGTGTAGAGAATCTTATCCGAGAATATACGATTCTATATTGGCGGAGAATGAGATCATTGATGACGATATTCGACCATTTTTCCGAGGAGAAATAGAGTTTGAAGAAACAGAATATATCTTTAATAATCCTTCTGATGAATGGGAAGATGGCTTCATTGATAATGAAATCACTAATGATGCGTTTGCTGAAACATTCGCTTTTAGTAGATTACGAAAATCAGAGAGCGATTTTGATTCAGAGCCCTTCTTTGTCATTGATGAAAATGGAATAGTCACCTATGGTCAGTCTGTTCTAGGTTATCTTCAACAAATATTAAACGATGTAACAACACCTTGGATTGAAAGATCAGAAGAAATAGATATTTCAGCAGATGAACAACATAAAAGTCAATGGTATCCTTATGGTACGTCTGCTTTGGGTAGCTTCTTTATGGAAACATATTTGAACCAGATAAAATTTAAGACAAATAGAAGTTGGAAGGATGCTGTCAATGCACCTCAGTCTTATGCAGATGATAATGATACCAGAATAAATGCCTACGATGCACTTCGTGCTGACATTAATAATTCTAATTATACTACATACTATGAATATGAAAATGATGAGAATGAAGCAAAAAGAGATATTGTGGTTCTTAGAGAATCCGCAGTTGAGCCTTTCGCTGAAAGATATGAAGAATTATTAAATGAATAACGTACAGAAAAATATAGGATTAGGTAGTGGAAAGCCAATCACGCCGGCAACTTACAAATATGGTAAGGTAGAACTTGAGAATCATAAAGGCGAAGTATATGAGATTCAGAATATAATTACTAAATTTGAAATAACCGAGAGTATCTTTTCCAATACACTTATGTGTAAGGTGAATATTAAGGATACAAATAATCTCATAGAAGATTTTCCTATCATGGGCCAAGAAAAACTCAGATTTAATTTTGAGAAGCCTGGTGTCTTCTTTAAAAAGAAAGTCCAGCTTGAATTTTCTATTACAGAATATCCCGGCTTTGGCAAAGGAGTAGAGAAATATATGCAGGCTTTTTCTTTAACAGGAATTTCTAATCACGCATATAATTCTCCATTCAAGAAAATTTCCAGAGCAGTTGAAGGTACTACATCTGAAATTATCGAGAGTATAATGTTAGGAGATTTGAAAGAGGAAAATTTTGTTGTCGATTCAGAATCCGATGCAAGATTTCAGGGTATTCTTAATTATAATACACCTTTGCGGTGTATAGAGTGGCTCAGAAAAAAATCATTTGATGATAAAAAAACTCCATTCTATTTTTATCAGACACTTGATGGAGTGATTCATCTAAAATCTTTTTCAGATATTTGTTCTGAAGATGTTCATAATAAATATTATGATGCAAGAGAATTTGACTACGAGGCACATACCGATGATGATTTTAATCAGAGAAAATTTCGAATACTTGAGATATCATCAGACTTGAAATTTAGTAAATTTTTCCAAGGCATACAAGGCGCATACGCATCAGAAAATTATTATCTAGATATAGGTAATAAACAATTTACTATGGAAGAACTCGATGGTTCAACTATGAAACCCATATTAAATAAATATGATTCTTATTCAACAGATAAGACAGTGGTTGATGAAACAATCGATAAAGAATATCAGGCTCATTGTGAATTCACATCTATCAATGCTTTTTCTTTCGAAGGTATAGATAAAAATTATAATGAGATAAAGAAAGATTCTGAAGGAAAACTAAAAGCAAATTTAGAAACACTAGATTCAACCACACACGATATAAAATTATTTGGTGATCTAGAACTCAATGCCGGCACTATAATTGAATTAATTTTTACGAGGGCGATGGACCCAAGAGAAAGAGATAAGACTCAAAATTCTGATGGTGGTGAAACTGATAAACATTTGTCAGGTAAATATGTCATTACTTCGGCGATTCATACATTTGAAGATGGTGAATATCACACAAATATAAGAGTTAAAAGAGACGGATTTGAAATAGAGGTATCACCAAAAGGCCTTTTTGGATAATTGAGAGAAAAATATGGGTAATATGAACACAGAAAATTTTATATACAATGGCGGAACCTTTTTTTGGTTCACAGGAGTGGTTGAGGATATCAATGATCCATTAGAGATGGGTAGATGCCGGGTTAGATGCTACGGTTATCACACAAAGGATAAGGCAATAGAAATCCCAACAGATAAACTGCCGTGGGCAACACCAATGGTACCCATAACATCTGCATCTATGACAGAGAGTGGTCAAAGTGCAACGGGATTATATCAAGGTTCTTGGGTAGTTGGATTCTTTCGAGATGGCTCTAATGCACAGGATCCTGTCATCATGGGTTCAATTCCAAGTACATCAAGTGCGGTTGATTATCAATTTGGATTTACTGACCCTGATGAGAGATATCCAGTTCCAAGTAAATTAGATATACCAGAAACTCCAAGAGCGGCTAAGACAACATCTGAAATTAATTATAAGCAGTCTTTCTCATACACAAAGAAAGTAGAATTGAGAAAGGCACACGACACTGTTCCGACCGCAAATGCTGCGCACGAGATGAATTGGAAATTTCCACCAATCGATAGTGTTGTTGCGCCTGTATATCCAGCCAATCATGTTTTATCTTATGAAAAGAAAGATGATGCAGACGAAGCATCTCATATCATTGAAGTTGATTGCACCCCCGGTCAAGAAAGAATCTCAACGATTCATAGAACAGGTACGTATAGAGAAATCACACCAGTGGGTGATGAAACAAGTGTGATTGTAGGAAATGATTTTCAAGTTGTTGTCAAGAACAGAAATGTCAATGTCATAGGAAACTGTAATCTAACAGTTGATGCTAACTGTTCCACCTACATTAAAGGTGATTGGAATATTCAGGTTGGTGGTAATGTTATCGAACACATTGGTGGAACTCTACTACAAACAACAGGCGGAACTTGTACAGAAGCATATGGTGGCAATCAAGTAACAACCGCACCGAATATCTTCCTTAATTAGAAGATCATTCATACATAAAAGATATAAATAGTATAAATGCCTAATAACTTTTCAGATAATGTCAGTAATTCTAGAGCTGCAAGCAAAACAACTTATACTGATTTGCCACTGAATCTTGCTCTACACCCAAATACAAATGATTTGACTTCTCTTAGAGATATTGATGCTGTGAAAGCATCTGTTAAGAATTTAGTAATGACTAACTTTATGGAAAGACCATTTCAACCTACACTTGGAACTGGTGTTACGGGTCTTTTATTTGAAAATAATGATGCCTTCACTAAGGAATCTATAAAAGATGAAATATATAGAGTTATTAGAGAACATGAAAGTAGAGCAAACGGTGTCCAAGTTGAAGTTTTAGATAACTCTGACAGGAATGAATATATAATAAACATAAAGTTCAATGTTATTTTCTCACAACAAAGACAAGAAATGGAATTTTACCTAGAAAGAATAAGATAAATGGCAACACAATTTAATGTAACAGAACTAGATTTTGATAAGATCAAAGAAAATTTGATCGCGCACTTTCGATCCTTACCCGATTCGAAATATCAAGATTATGATTTCGAAGGCTCGGGTCTTAATACATTGATGGATATACTGGCATATAATACGCACTACAATGCTATTCATGCTCACACTGCGATCAATGAATCATTTCTAGATTCGGCACAGTTAAGACAGAATGTTGTCTCAAGAGCAAAGTTACTTTCCTATATTCCGAAAAGTATTTTATCTCCTTGCTGTATTTTAGATATTGTAATTCCTGGCTCTACTAATGAAAATGCCGAATCCTATACACTTCCTGCGTTATCAAAAGTTACATCAAAGATTGAAGGAATTACATATAACTTTATAACTCTAGATGATCATGAAGCGACTTTAAATAGTAATAATGAATATGTCTTTGATAATGTTAAATTTTTCGAAGGTGTTCTAAAATCACAAAGATTTATTGTTAGAGATTTTATCAATAATAATCAGCAATATATGCTCAAAGATGATACCGCAGATATTTCCACATTAAAGGTCAAAATATTTGATAATGATAATTCAGATAACTATAATGTTTATTCAAGGTTTACATCATTTAATTCAATCGACTCGAATAGTAATATATATTTTATAAGCGAAACCTCAGATGGAAATCATCAAATTGAATTTGGTAATAATGTGTATGGTACCGAACCTCTTGGTCAGAATATAATTGAACTTGAATATATCAGTACATCAGGTGATGCAGCAAATAATGCAACACAATTTAAATGGGCAACTAGTGGCATCACTCCTAAATCTGTTACGCTCAATACAAAATCTACTGGCGGTGCTCCTAGAGAAAACATTGAATCTGTTCGTTTCAATGCACCACTTACTTTCATAGCACAAGAAAGAGGTGTGACAGTTGATGATTACATGGCACTCATTAATAGGGATTATGAACCTGCTGAGATTATTTCTGTTTGGGGTGGAGAAGATAATGTTCCACCCAGATATGGTGAGGTAATGGTTGCTGTCAAGCCACATAATGCTGAGACACTTACTTCTGCACAAAAGGTAAATCTAAATGATTTATTAAAATCTAAAAATGTTGCTTCGACATCTACCACTATTGTCGACCCAGAATATACTTACATATATTTCGATATTATATTTAAATATAATTCTAATCAGACTACTCTCAATTCTTCTGAGTTGCAGACACGAGTAAAAGATACGTTGAGAACTTTTAATGAAGAAGAATTAGAAAAATTTAATGTTGTATTTCGCCATTCAAATCTATTAACAAACATTGATAGAACAGATATATCGATCATAAGTTCTTTGGCTAGAGTTTATGTTTATAAGAATCTTAATTTAGCGGATATTTCAAATATATCTTCATCTTTCAATTTCAATTTTCAAATAAATGGATCAGTTGATCAAGATGAATCTATGTTATCAAGTGATGCATTTAGACAGAATAATTTTAATGTTAGAATAGGTGATGAGAGTTTTAATGCTACTCAAAGAAGAATATATACATATAGATTGGATAAAGATAGAAACGAAGTAAAAGTTGATAGTAATGTTGGAACTCTAACACCAAGCACAGGAGAGATAAACTTTACAGCTATATTTTCTGATTCTAGACCTATCATAAAATTATATGCTTCGCCTTCTTCTAATGATCTTGTTGCAAAAAGAAATACATTATTACAGATAGATTCAGATAAATCAGTAGTTCGTGCTGATAAAGATACAGTATCCATCTCAGGTCCAGCAGGAGCAACAGATTATATAACCTATAATAGACTAGATTAATATGGAGATACCCATTGCACAGGCCCGAGCGGCGACCACAGAGCCAAATACTGTGAACAGTTTAATACCTGTTCATCTAAGATCCGGCGCACAAAATTTTGTTGATCTTCTTGAAGATTATTACGCATATTTAAATACCGATGGTCTTCCATCACAGGAAATTAATAATATTCTTGTAGAACAGGATATTGATAGAACTTCTCTTCAATATTTGGATTCTATTCAAAAAGAAGTTGCTATGAATGTACCAGGCGCTGTGGCGTTTGATAGAGTATCTTTATATAAGAAAATTGTAAATTATTATTTAACTAAAGGTTCACGAGATAGTATTCTAACATTCTTTAAGATTTTCTATGATGAAGCCGTGGTTGTTAGTTATCCAAGAGAGCTTCTTTTTGCTCCATCGATGGGTAATTGGGACCCTGATCTTTCTTCTGAGTCATCATCAGAACCCGGAGCATATCGAGATGGCAAATCTTTTCCATCTGGTAGAGACAAAATTCAAGATAGTTACTTTTGGCAGAATTTCTCTTATGTTATAGAAACTTCTCTACCTGTCGATAATTGGAAAAGTAATTTCCTCAATCTTGTGCACCCTGCGGGCTTTAAATTCTTTGGAATCATTGCGATCTTACTTGTTCGGTCAAACAAATGGATTGGTAGACATGTAAGATTTGATGAAGATACCAGAAAATATGTTTTAGATGATTCATATAGTCAAAAACATTATCATTATCCTTATCAAACAAAATTTCAAGAGAATCTAGATTGGATGATCGGTCTAATACCGCCGGCACTCCTAACAAAAGTTAATAGATATTCTTTCAATGAAGGTTATCATACTCCAACTTTTCAATTTGGCACTGTTCCATACCAATCTCTTATTAATA